CGGTTCAGAACATCCTGAGTATCAAACAAAACAAGCATGGAAAAGAGCTGTGCCTATGGGTGATAGTAAAATAGAGAATGATTTTTATCCTAAATTATTTGAAAATCCAAATGCAATAGTTGCTCCAAAGGGTAAAGTTATTGATTGGACTGACGATCTTTGTATTCCTTTTGGATATTATAATGATAAATTATTTATAGGTTATCCTAATGATACTCATTTTGACATGTATGGTGAATATTTACAAAATAATCCATTATATATAGATACAACATCAACATTAGCAGAAAGAGGCAAATATAGTGGGAGAATATTTACCTCTTATAACTATATTACTTTTTGGAACTTTCCCGAAAATAAAAATAAACTTAAACAAGTTCTTAATGAACTTGAAGTTAAAATTAATAATGATTCTTGGTATAAAATTAAAAAAATATCTGTAGATTTTTCAAACCCGGAGTGGAAAATAGAAATTCCTATTGATATTGAAGAAGTTAAAAAAACTAATAACGTAATGTGGGGTGATTGGTATCCAAATGAAGATGAAGTAAATTATATTCCAATAGAAGATTATGATTATGGTTATGAAAGAACTCCGGAAGAATTATCACAAGAACATGTTAAATCACCATTACTTAAACAATCTAAAGTTGTTCAAGGCTTTGGTTCAGAACATCCTGAATATCAAACAAAGCAAGCATGGAAAAGAATGGCTCCAATAGGTGATAGTAAACAAGAGGATAATTTTTATCCAAGTTTAAATGAAAGCCCTGATAATATAATATTTTATAAAAAAAGATATAATTATTATGAAAAAAATGCAAGACCTTTTATAGTTAGTGTTAATAATAAGACTCAAGAAATTAATGATGTTTTAGTAGGGGATTTAGGTGAACCTCATGAATCTTATAGATCAAGTAAAAATTTTCATTTTAAATATAATGGTAGATTATTTTTAACCCCCAAAATTATTACATTTTGGGATTATCCAAACAAAAATGATTTACTTAAAATCATAAAAATAATATCTAATAAAATTAATGAAAATTTAATAGATAAATGGAAAATAGAAATTTATGATGATAAACATAGTAAAAAAATAACTATAAAAAAATATTTAAAAGATGAAATAGAATCTGAAAATCCATCAGCTAAAGAATATGAAGAACATATGATGTCACCTATACTAAAGAAACAAAAAGTAATAAAAAATTTTGGTTCAGAACATCCTGAATATCAAACAAAGCAAGCATGGAAGAGAATGGCTTCAATAGGTGATAGTAAAATAGAGAATAATTTTTATCCAAGTTTAATAGAGAGTGTAGAGACACCTTCATTAAGATATGAAAGTGATGAAATAGTTAATTATGAATCTAAAGATGCAAGAGCTTTTGGATATTATAATGATGAATTTCTTATGGGTGATAATGCAGATGTTTGGCATTGGCATTTAGTAAAAAAAGCTGATTCTGATATAGAGATACCTGATAGAGATATGTTAACATATCCAGGAAGATTATGGATAAAAAGAAAAACTTTATCATTTTGGAAATTTCCACCCCCAGAAGATATTCCAAAACTTGGAGAAGATATTTATAAAGAATCTGGTTTAAATATATTTGATGGAGACTGGCAAATAGAAATTTTTACTGATGATTATGGTAGACCAACAGGAGATTGGGGAAGTAAAGAAGCTTATGTACCAGTAGAAAAATATATGGGTTCAGCAGAAATACCTGAAGAATTAGCTAATAAAGGAGAACATGTTAAATCTCCTTTATTAAAAAAACAAAAAGTTGTTCAAGGCTTCGGTTCAGAACATCCTGAGTATCAAACAAAACAAGCATGGAAAAGAGCTGTGCCTATGGGTGATAGTAAACAAGAAAAGTTTTATCCATTATTAAAAATTAATGAAAGCCCTGATATTTATCATATACCTAATGATAATAAAGGATATGAATGGTATAAGGAAGGTATTGACAGAGTTTTTGGTTATTTAAATAATAAATTTTTAATATCAGAAAAAAAAGGAGAAACCCATTATGATATAGGATTTAGATATGCTATTGCCCATAATATTGGAGATTATTATAGATCAAATTTTAAATATCCGGGAAGATTATGGATTGATCATAAATTAATATCTTTTTGGATATATCCTGATAGAGAAATGTTTTTAAAAATAGCAAAAGATATTAAAGATAATATTAATATTGATATATTGGAAGATGGATGGATAGTTGAAATACCTATTAATACTAAAGATTTTATTGGTAATATTAATAAACATCAGGAAGGAGATTGGTTAAAAGATATTTACACAGAAAATGATAAAAAATATGATTTTGTTTCTACACAAGAATATAATGGAGCAATTCAACGTAGTAAAGAAGAATTATCACAAGAACATGTTAAATCACCATTACTTAAACACTCTAAAGTTGTTCAAGGTTTTGGTTCAGAACATCCTGAATATCAAACAAAACAAGCATGGAAAAGAGCTGCACCTATTGGTGATAGTAAACAAGAAGATAATTTTTACCCAAGTTTAAATGAAAGTCCTGATAATTTTCTTTTACCTGATAAAAATGAACCTATATTTTGGGATGACTCTGAAAATAGAGTATTTGGTTATAGTAATGATAAATTTTATATTTCTAAAAAAACTGGTTTAACACACAAAGATTTATTTGATACAAGATTGAATATGAAGTTTCCTGGCAGATTATGGATAGATTATAAATTAATTTCCTTTTGGATATATCCTAATAAAGAAGAATTTTTAAAAATAGCAAAAGATATTAAAAATGAAATAGAAATTGATATCTTAGAAGATGGTTGGTTAGTTGAAGTCGTTAATAGTGATAAAATTAAAAAGATGTATGATGTAATTCTTGGTAATAAAGAATTTCCTACTCCAGGTAATATGATAATAAGTAAATGGCCACATGAATGGGGTAATTTTGGAGGTAATAAAACTTATACTTTTTTTGTACCTACAAATGAATATATTGGTAGTGAACAACTTTCACCTGAAGAATTATCACAAGAACATGTTAAATCACCAGTACTTAAACAATCTAAAGTTGTTCAAGGCTTCGGTTCAGAACATCCTGAGTATCAAACAAAACAAGCATGGAAAAGAGCTGCACCTATTGGTGATAGTAAACAAGAAGATAATTTTTACCCAAGTTTAAATGAGGATGATAATAATATTAAAAAATTAAATTAAATTAAATATATGTTTAAAATACTTTTTATTTTAAAGGAGCTTAAATGCTCCTTTTTAATTTGTTAAGATATATAAATAAAATAGAAAATTGATATGATACGTGATATTTATATAAGAAATCCGGAAGATCCTAATTTTAAATATGGAATATTAGAACATAATGATGTTATAGAATCAATTATTACTAAAATTAAAATGATATTAGGTACACGTTCAGGTCAAGTATTTGGAGATATTGCATTCGGAGTTGGTATTGAAGATTATATATTTGAGACTAAAATTAACAAAGTTCAATTAGAAGAAAAAATTAAAATGCAATTTGATCGTTATATTAGTGAATGTAAAGATTATCAAATTAATCCAGAAATTAGTTTTGGAAAGGCTGATGGATATGATTATGCTATTATAGATATTTTTATAGATAATACAAAAATAATAGGATTATTAGTAAAATAACATATAAAATAATATGAATGAAATTTTTAATACATCAAGAGTTAGATTTAATGAATTATATCAAGATTCATTAAATTTTATTAAAAATACATATGGGAATTTAGGACAATATTTTACCTTAGCCTCTCCTATGGGTCAATTACTTCAGGTAATTTTGAATTATGGCAGAATGATATTATTTTATAATGAAGATTCTATAACTGAATCTAATATTAAAACAGCTACTAGACCACAAAATGTAAAAGGTATTTCTACTTTAACTGGTCACAATCCTTCAAGAGCAATGGCAGCAAGAGGAACTTTATCTTTAAATTATAATGGTACTAAATTATCATCAGGATCGAAACTTATAACTATACCTAATTTTACTCAATTAATCAATAATCAAAACGGTTTAACTTATACTATAATTTTACCAGGAGAAGAAGCCTTATTTGATTTAACAAGTGTTACTAATACTATTGATGTTAATATAATTCAAGGAAAACAAGAATTTCAACAATCAACAGGAACTGGTGATCCATTACAATCTTTTAATTTTCAAAATAAAAAAGGTGCATCTATAGATAATTATTATGTAAATGTTTATGTTAATGGTGTTAAGTGGAAAATAGTAGATTCTATTTTAGATATGACATTAAATGAACAAGCTGTAATGATTAAAACTGGTGAAACAGGTGGCATAGATATATTTTTTGGAAATGAATATAATGGTGCTATGCCAGAATATGGATCAACTATTTTAGTAGAATATCTAATTACTGATGGAACTCTTGGTAATCTTAATACAATGAATAATAATTTAAATAATACATGGAAATTTTCAACTACTGGTTATTTATTATCAGGAGAAGAATTAGATTTAAACAAATATATTAATATAAGTATTAAAAATGAGATTATGTTTGGTGCTACTGAAGAACCTTTATATTTAACAAGATTATTGGCACCTCATGTATCAAGAAGTTTTGTTCTTGCTAATGAAAATAATTATATATATTTTTTACGAAAATTAAATATTTTTACTATTATAGATGCTATACCAGGATTTGCAACATTTGAAGATCAATATGTGTATGATAAATATAATCAAGCAAAAGGTATATATGAAGATTTATTAATACAATATCGTTCTATAGTTTCGACTTATGGTGTTAATTCAAAACAAGCAATTTCTATAAAAACATCTTTAGATAATCAAGAAAAACTTGTAAATTATTATTCTGTTGAAATGAATAATCAAAAAAAGGATGATAATACAGTTTATTTATTTTTAGTGCCTGATGTTACAAAAAGAATTGCCACAGGTGATAATTATTATACATGTTCATTAAGTGCTTTTATATTATCAGATTCTGAAAAACTTTCTATTTTAGATTTAATTGAACAAAGTGGTCAAAGAATATTAACTGTAGATAATGCTATTCTTGACCTTAAATTTCCAAAATTTACTCTTAATATGTCATTAATATTATGGGAAGGTTCTATATATGATACCGTTAGACAAGATATAATTTCAAAAACATCAGATTATTTTTTAAAAAATACTCGTAGAGACAGAATACCTGTATCAGATTTAGTAAAAATTATAGAAAATGTAGATGGAGTTGATTCTGTTAATGTTTGGTTTGATGCAGATAAAGAAAATTTAAATATCTATAAAACTTATTATGGTATCGATGATTATGGTGATATTGTTCTTGAAAGATACGTTACTGATGCTTTTAATAATAATGTACCTATTAAAGATGTATATCCTTTAATTAGAGGTGGATTTGAAAATTCACAAGGGACATATTATGAAGATAGTTTAGTTAAAAATAAATTATCAACTTTAAATATTCAAATAAGAGGATATACTAGTAGAAATATTAATTCTGAAAATAATATAGCAATTATAAATAATATATAATTATGTTAGATACAAGTAATAGAAGAAAATTATATACAATAAGAGCTTCATATTTATATAATTCTAAACATTTAAATGATGTATTTTTAAATTTAGGATTTGATTATAGAGGTAAATTATTAAAAAAAGGAACATCACCAGAATTATGGGCAAATCCATTACAAAATTCTATGTTAGCTACAATAGAAGGTATGTTAATATTTTTATTGGAAAACACAAAAACTATTAAAAAATGGTTTTCAATTGCTCATGAAAAAAATACATTAAATATATCATAATTATGAATATACAAAATTGGAAAATTTTTAATAAAGGCGGAAGTCAATTAAACTGGACATCAGATCCTTTACTTCCTCTTACTTTTATATCTCCTACTGGAAAAAATGCACAAGGATATTTAATAACAGACCCTAGTGGATTTATTATTGATACTAAAATGACAGATGGTGGATTCTTATATGATAATAATGATACAGATGTATATTATAGTTATAATGGAATATCAACTCCTGTATCTTTAGATGTTTCTATATTATATAAAGATATAAATATTTTTAGTACATTATATGATATATCAACAAATGGTAATTTAAAGATAACAAAAAGTATAGCAGGTTTATTATTAGATGATGTT